CGCGAAGATGGCCAAGCCACCGGAGCTCGCAAAACGAGCATACTCCGGTGTCCACTCCCCTTGATCGGGGGGAATGTTGGGTCCAGCTGTTAAATTTGTGACTAAAAAACCGGGGTAACCTCCCGGGAAAAATTCATCACGAATTAACAGGGAGGCTGAACCCGGGATCGATCAGATCCCCCCACAGCCACAGTGGGTAAATTGCTTGAAGAGCTAGTGCAATCTTATAAACTATCCCACGTTCACACCACGCGGAAGGTGCCATATATTAAAAAGAACCCGAATATGGTAACGGTCCTGGTACGACCAGGTGCGCCCCACGTGTGCGTCACGTGGGAAACGCCATATATTCATTTACCCGAATATGGAACGGACCACTTAATCTGTGGATTTGATACTAGGCTACCAAGTTGGGCAACAAGTTGAAAAAGACTACAGGAGCAGAAAGAAAATAATTAAGATCGAAATCTTCTGCTACACTGACATAGTCCAAAATTACATGTCGCGAATTGGTGTCGAAGCGTTGAATAGCCGTGTAGACGTGGGAGGTTAAACCCTCCGATGGTACAATAAAATTGTTTCTACGGGCTGGTGCAAAGCGTCTGTTATTGCTGTAGGGCAATTCCACAGTGATGTGGTTTTGTTCGGCCCCATCGACAGATGCAGATGCGCTCCAGCCTTGCGGTAAATTGACCATCATCTCTGTTTTAAGAGCTGCGGCTGACGCTAACGTGGTGCCATTGGGTGGAAGTGGACGAATCTGCGTAGCATAAGTTACGGAGCGGTTCCACCTCGAAACACTGGCTGTACCATAGTATGAGGCTGGTGACAACTTAGGAGAGACATACATACGTCTCAACCCTCCCCGTCTTGCGACGAAGGCGGGTGTGAGATAATTCAATAATGTCATGTTCACATAGTTGTAGTTTTGGGGGGCAGGAGTTCCTCCACCTATAGGGGGTAGAAGAGCTGAATCAATGCCCAAAGAGAACGCACCCTTGTAAAGGGGGAAATCGGAATTGTAAATCTTTATAATAGCCCAATCATTAGCAGCTACTACCCAGGCGTTGTACAAATTGTACCTTTTCAAGCACTGGCGAAAAGATGTTACGGGATCACCCCCATGAATGGCCAAAAGTTCATTCGAACTTTTAATCGGGCCAAAGACGTGGGAATGCGTCGGTTGTGTTGGATGGTCTCCAGTGACATCGCTGTCGACTGCCTCACCACCCTGAGGTGTTAGTGTCATTCTACTAAGATTTGTATCATCGGGGCTGAATACCTCAAAGTCATCTCCTGCGCTCATATACACGGCTACTGTTACGTCATTATTAACTGTAGTGCTGGGTGTAGTGAGGGGGGAGGCGACGGCTATTTCTAATACTCCGTTAGCGATTGGATTATACGCTTGACGGACAGTATTGAATAAGGAGGTAGGTACAAGAGCCGATGTGAACTCGAGAGTGGGTAAATATGCTAAAGAACTATTCCACCCAACATCTATCGAGAAATCTTTGGTTTCTTCTATGTTGACAACTGCGAGATAATTGGTATTCATCTCGTCCCCTGTGTGAACTCGGGGGTCATATCTGATTATAAGCTGCCCTCTGTGGAATGCAGACGCTGTAATTAAGAAGCGAAAGCGGATGGACCCCCTCCAGTACTGAAAAGGAAGAGAACCATAACACATAGGGGTCATGTGGTACCCGGGAGGGCCTACTACACTGGGGACATTAGCCGTAGCATATGCCCCAGGAGCAACCCAGGAAGACCATATAACTGTAGACGTAGCAGCAGTGGTAGGCCAGACGAATAAATTCGCGATAGCAGGACGAGTGACGATACTCTTTATTGTTAGTTCGTCTTTTCCGCTCAATCCTATAGTGCGGGAATCCACTGTATTTTCTTGCTTGACATCTAATGACAGTTTAATAGCTTGATCAGATATGTTGGTGTTTGTAGTATTGGGCATGGTGCGGACGGTGCATGGCGAGGCTTGTTTCGCCTCTACAGGTCTACTGTAACCGAAATAGCTGGCGGTAGAAGCAACATTACCAGCTAAAGTTTGGGTAGCCATAGCATAAGGTCCGATGATTGGATCGTCTTTCAACTTACCAGCTAAATGTTGAACTATAGCTGCAGGTCGCGATATAGATCCACTATATTCATCTCCACCTTGTGGGGTCAAGCCAGCTGGGTTCTGACTCGTGGGCGCCCCTAATACTACATCTGTGGCCCAGGCGTAGATTTGTATATCAATACCCGTTGTTCCCCCGCTCACGTGCTTGAGGGGGGAAATGTTTTGCAAGTATATTAACCCCATGGTCTGCCATTCGCCGATTGGAATCGATAAATTGTTCGCCGGGTGAAAGTAAGGGAGTTTGAGCACTCCGTTCGTAACACCGCTCGCGTCTAATATTATATTCGGTCTCTGGCTATAGGAAGTCAACGTAGCGTTTCTCCCAATTAAGAGAAACGGTTCAAATTGATCAAATACATGCAAGGGATGGTATGATGCGATAATCTTGCCATAATGGAACGATGTTCCGGCCACTACGAATTTCACGTGGAGCGTAGCTCGCAAGTTGTGATAATTCGCTATGCGGTTCGAGACACGTTTGTTGGTGAAAAAGTCGGTCCAAGGATTAATCTGGAGTGTGAAAGGGGTACCTACATTCCATTTGACTATCCCTATTCTGATGGGCCGTGCAAAGAAATTCGCCAAGAGCGTGTCATCTGTGTCTGTTTGTGAGAAGGAATCACCTGATTCTGGTGCCATGGCAGACTCCCAACCTGGGTCGGTCTCCATGAAAGTTACATTCTCGGATCTTAAATTCGTAGTTTGTGTGGTTGTTAAGGATTCAAGTGTTTTTTAAACTCATATGCATGGACACTCATTATGCATAGAGGGGGTTCTTCTTAAATCAAAGTGCAAGCCTCCCAGAAAAGCGAAGAATAATTCTGGTGGTAATCAGTACACAAAGGTAGAATTTTGCGGTCGCCGGTTCTACAACCGGCCGTAGGACGTGATATTTTCGTGCTCACCCGAAGCACGGGCTCACCCTCTAGGGGGAGCTCTTCTTTTCCGGGGGTGGTGCATCCGCCAATTTCCAGGCGAGCACCAAATCGTCGTAGGAGCGTGTTAACATCGAACACATATGCTCCAAATCCGCTCTAGCTGCCACAATCGCCATCTGCGATTGCCGCTTTTCGTAAACTTGCCTTCCATGATAAAACCATGATCGCAATGCCCCATCGATGTTTTGGGCAGCAATTGCTAAAGGCAAGACGTGAGACGATTTCATCTGACAATGTAGACTCTTGAATATGGACATGTCATCAAGAATTCCTACAGTGCATCCGATATCTGGATTGAAAAACGATTTGCGTTTCAAAAAATCTACTTCTGAGATGGCCATGAAACGTTTGGGCCGGGACTTCTTGTCCGGCATGGTGAACTTCATATCGTTAACCTCCAGGAAATTGGCGAACGAAATGTGGTTGAACGCATAGTACCGCCAGTGCACTGAACTAACGACGTCATCACCATAGGTGATTGCATTGACTGCTTCATTGAAGGCATCGGGGGTAGCATTGGGAAACAGAGTGAAGAAGCAAGTTCGCAACAACAATGAATTGACGATCGAGTTGATGTACACTGTAAGATTCTGACCAGACGGATTGGAGCCCAAAAATTTCACAAGGTCTCCATTGTACGCTGTGTAGGCATAACAAATTTCAGTCGCGAAGCCTTCCATCACATTAATATCATCTTCTGTGTAGCTACATCGCCGAGCAAAATTGGTCAATATCTTGAAGGCACAAAACATCAGTTGAGCGGGCATGCGCAAATCGTACTTACTATAATCACCAGCAAGTATGCGCGATTCCCCATGGGCGGTGAAGTAGTTGTGCATCTGCTCCCATTCTCTGCTCTCAGCGTTAATGCCCACAGCACATTCGCTAACCGTGGGAAAAAGAGACAACAACCGTGCAATGGGGAGGAAATATTTCCTCACACCCAATTGCAACACAACCGGGGCCGCTTGAAAAATCCTGACTTTCTCTTTCTCCAATGACGTGGGTTCATCCTTCATGCAAGCCTTGAACACTTGGGTGGTGCGGCGTCCCATACGATATTCGTCCTCGACACGTGCCAATTCCAGAAAGAACTTGGGATCGGCGAATTCCTTGGCGTTCATGTGTGAGGGGAGATCCACGGGCTGAAAATACCTTTCCTTAGGACCAGTTAGAGGATATCCAATAGCTGTGGAAGACTTCATCGCATCGATAAATCTTTTCCCGTCTATTCCATTCACATTGTCCACGTCAGTTAGAGGCATGGTTTCTTGCAATAAGGTCTTCAAAGTACCAGACCCAATGCGCGCCAATTTCTCTTCGTACGATTTGACAGCTAGCGTGACAGGACGGGCAGCAAATCCTATCGCTGGCTTGGAGGAGTATTCCAAACTCTCTTGCCACTTATATCCCTCCTGCAGCTTCGGTGGTCCCCATTGCTGAGGAACGTCACAAATTTCCGTGATGAGATGGGAAATAGGTGATGTGTGAACCGTGGTGCGCTGCGTGGACATACCGATAGTGGGACCATGAATCCTACAAGAGTTCATGCCGGTAAGGAAGCGTGTGGCACTCTTTCTATGGGGTTCTCCTCCTTCAAAGAACTGCACTCCGAGCGCCGCTTTATCGTGCGGTGTGTCGCTCTTGGAGAGCATAATGACGTTGTTAGACCGCAGAGAAAGGATGGCACTCTGGAACTCTGATTGTAACAAAGTACCCATAGCTCCCAAAGTGGAACCGTTCTTGCCGCTCAAATGAAAGCCAATAATCATGGGAGTTTTCGTCTCACAGATCAAAGGAGACATACACAAACCTTGAAAAGTGTCCCATTCTAACGTGTAGGTACCGCCCTGATAAGGTGTCACGTTGTCGATGCGGATACGGTCGGCGCGCACTGATAATTTGCTCGAAAGCAATTCACCTGTTCCTAAACGGTGCACCAATCGGGCGGGAGTCACTCCAGTCAAATGGGTCAAAGGGAAATAGGACGTTAGATCTTTCCAATCTCCCCCACTGGGTATCCAAACCAAGGACATGTCATTGTTAGGAATGTCAACAGAGAACTGCTTAGATACCTTCGCCTTAAATTGAGATCCTACAATACCGGCGTCGCGTCGGGTGAACACAGCATCCATTTCATCTGCCATCCACATGTGCTTAGGAATCAGAGCAACATTTGAGCAAGGGAAGAAAGCATCACATATGTATTTCTTCGTGCCTACGGTAAGGTGCATGTGAGTGACATTTTGTTCTGCCAATCTCCGTAGGTCCGCAAAGTCTATGCACTTACTCTTGGTGGGAGCAATGTACTCTTCTGGGACCACTCTGCACCACGGATTAGCCTCAGCATCTCTCGTCTCAATATCCGCTATGGTGTTGGGGGTTATACAACCCTGCACAGACTGGATGGATCGATAAGTCTTCGACATGCGGCGGTAGGCAAAGATGATAGTGACAGTTGCGGCGATGATGGCACTACCAGCACAGATTTTCTTGTAGTGCTGGTCGCGTACTTCCTTAAGCAAAGGATGGGCAAGATCACGTCTCTCAGCAATTTCAGCGATCAAAATGGCGCGTTCCACGCGATAGGCCTGTGCAATCCGCACACTTGGCGCGACGAGAGCCGCACTCCAAGCTGAAGCGAGAATCAGATAGGGAATCCAACCCATTTTCTGTCTTAGCTCAGGCGAACATGATCGTACAAATGCGCAAATGCGTAATGTTAGACCAGTTCCACCAACTATCTCCATCCAGCTTCTCCAGCTGGCGATAGCTGCTCTCTTGCTAATCAAAGGCCATTCGGTGCGACATATGATCTCGCTACAAGTATCAGTATCAAACCAATCTTCAGGGATGTACGTTGTCCAGTTCATATACACAGAGGTATCGAGAGCTTTTACTCGCTCCATCAACACTTGTGTGCTAGCTTTTTCCAAGCGCTTGATCCTGTTGTATGAGATAGGTGCAAACTTGCCGACAGCTGATAGGAACTTCTTAGAAACCTTAGTACCGAGATAATTGCCAATCGTCAGGGGAATAAAAGAACTCTTCTTCCAAACTTTTGAACAAAATACATCGATCCAATCAAATCGCGTGTCAAACCAAGAATCAGCAGGGCTCAAAGAATCGTCGATAAAACCGGTGATCCAACGCCAACTAGAGCGGATAGATTCCTTCACAGAGAAGAACGGTTCATCATCGTCCAACGCACCCTGGGGGGTTTCTGGCGTTTCGGCTGAAAAGAAATCATGAGCAGTACCGAGGTGAGCCAAAGGAGCTTGAGATGGCACACTATCAATGATACCGCGTGCTAGTTCCTCTCTCGCTGACCAAAAATATTCCGGCTCTTCGTCTTCATCCTGATCTCTATCACTCTGTTCGGAATTGTTACTTGTGAAATGGTAAACATCGTCATCGTCACTCTCCCGATCCTCAAAATGCGCTGGAAAGGTCACAGTTTGCACTAAATCAAAGGTGGCATCGGGCTCTGGGACAAGGATAGGAGTGCCAGATTCCAATGCAGGGTCGAGAGGAGGCTGAGGGGAACGGATTCCGGTAGGTGTGAGAAGAGTATCAAGCTTGATGTCACCCCGAAGGTGGGATAAAGGATCTACCACCTCGGTCAGCTTTGGCCTAGTATCGGGTACAAGATACTTTTGACATTCTACGCAATGATTCAAGTCAGCCGGCAAATTGCAAGCTTTGCAGATATGCATGCGTTTCGCAACATCAGTACCATTGTACACTACCTGTTCCTGGGCTTCAAAGTGAGAATAAGTGTCATCGCGTAAGAACAACAAAAATGTCTTCAAATCCACATCTCGCATAGCCACGCCATTGTAGGTGCAATCAACCCATACTGGATGAGCTTGACCACCTTGGACCTTATTCTCTTCAGGTACGGCACGCTGAATCGTGAAAAACCATAGGTCCGGGTACATAGGGGTGCCTTCAGGAAATGCAGCCTTCACGTAAGGACTGTGGAGCATGCCACACAAAGCGAACTGTGGCTTAACAACGACGGTGACGGTGATAGTATCTCGCCTGCAGACTGAAGTTGGACAATTAGAATAGAAAGACGCTCCTGCGTCCTTGATGTTCTTAGTCACGATAAAAACCTTGGGACGAATGGCAACCTTACCTTTCAGCTCTACCCCAGCCATGTTCGCATAGGCGGGGGTATTGTTCGTAATCTGGATAATCACATCGGAAGAGGCTACGGCACTGAACTCAGGCTTAGTGTTGCCAGCATCATCATAGATGATTCCGTTAACATATGAGCGCTGGTTAGACATGTACTTGTCCTTATCCTCAATAGTGATGATCCGATTGTCTTCAGCAGAGTACCCATTGGCCATTAGAGTGTAACTCATAATTAAGGGGCACAAAGTAGACTTACCGACCGACGTTTCACCAAATAGTCCAATGGTGTATGGGGAGACACGAAGTCCTCCCGTCAATCGGGTTTCACTGAATTCCGTTAGCCAGACGTTCAATCGTTCCTTCTGCCGCATGAAAATGGATTTTTCCAAACTCCCATGTGCACCAAGTAACATAAGGTCACATTTCTCAATGGTGGCATTCAACAGCTGATCAAAATCGTTGTCGTCAATACCTTCAACCGCCAAGTTTCCAGCCTTATGAAGACTGGAGCATCGCAAGCAGCGAAAGTACATTTCCGAGTAAAGCTGATGGTCAAACGATCCATAGAGCAAGGGCTTGATACTTCCGGTGGTAAAGCAAAGGTAACCTCCTTCAACATAGTGTATAACTAGATCAAACACGCAGTCAACCAGGGAAATCACTGTAACTTGTTTGGGTGGCGTGGGCAAGGTGAAAAGTTCAAAACCTCCAACAGTTGGAACTATATCGGAGATCTGACACATACCCAAAGCGACACAAAAACTGATAAGCTTACCAACTTTCGAAAAAGACTCAGAGTGGAGGGCTAATGTCCAAGTGGTGGACAAATCTTTCAATTCATTCAACCACTGAGGTCGGCCGTCTACAAAACCCTTGAAATCATCGACTTGCACGGTAGCTCCCTGCGTTTCCAGTTTAGCTCCAAATAATGTAGCAATGTAAGTGGACGCTGTTAGAACAACGCTAGGGGAGTACATGGTCTTGAAGTAAATCAACATAATGGCAAAAAATTGACGCATTGTCGTGCAATCAACTAGAGCAGCCATAGTAGTCAAAGTATTCTCCGTGAAAGTACAGATTTTCTCATGCAAACCCAATTGCTTAGCGGCAGTCAACACCATATTGGTCTTAATGGTATCAAAAATAGCCGCTTGAGGGATAAGATGAGAATAATCTGGGTATTCATAGTCTTCATCAGCGGGAACAAAAGCCTCAGATGAAGCACCGTAAATGTCCACGCCATTGAATAGTTCGCCCCGATAGATGTCGGCTTCGACAGAACGAGGGGACGCAAATGATGGTACGGTGTCATCCTCTCCAGAAAACAACTCAGATTCGGTTCCATAATCGGGAGTAACTTCGGAAGAAGAACTTGATCTTTCCGAAAGTGATCCCATAAGGGATGAGCTGTCATCACTATCAGATTCGGGGTCAGATGTTAGGCTATCGCGCCGAACATATAAATCCAGAATAGGAGGCGGAGGAAGAGGTGGAAGGGGGTTGATGGGTCTTGACCTTCGTAGGACACACTTCGCAGCAGTATGAAGTATGCCTAATTTATCGAGGAAGGTAAAGATGTATAACGCAGTTTTCTTCTGCGCCATAATCTTTTTTGCCATCACTTGTTGGGGGGTGTCTGAGACACTGAGAGCAATCGGTTTGGAGGCGCGGGCTCTAATGATACTTTGGAGTAAGGTAATCAAATAAAGAGCAACTTCGGTGCGCTTCCATCGGTTTTTCCGACTGTTGGGGGAAGTATCGGAGACTCCCTCCTTCTCGGTCAATTTGGCTGCACGCTTAGCAAAATGCCTAGCGCGACTTAGTGCGCGATCAGCTTTACCTTCAACTCCAAAATAATCTTCGGAATAAGGGATGCTGATGTCAGCTTTACCTTCAACTCCAAAA